TGCGGATCAGTGTTTTCAACAAGTTTAGCCAACCTAATAAGGCTGTCAGGTGTTTGTTTCTGAGAAGACGCCGCTGCAAGCTGTGCTTTAACTTGATCAGCTGCTGACGTAGGCTGTTGAATACCAAGCAAGCCTGTCGCAGACTGCTGTAACGCACGACTACGCTCTGGGCCGTAGTAAGCAGCCATACCACCTAACTGATTTACAAGGTTAGCCTGATTAACTGCGTCATTCTGTTGTAGAACACGTTCTTGTTGCTGCCTAGCAGGATCAGGAAGCACGTCAGAGAACAAGGACGAAATATCTATATTAGCCATTATGGATTACCTAAGTAGTAGTCAAGAGCTGCTTGTGTGTTAGCTGCGTCGTTCAAAGGAGCAGTGGTATTGTTACCTGTAAACCTATTAAACAAGTTTTCAAACAAACCTGTCTGTGCTGTCTGTCCTGTTTGAGTATTGGCTTGTTGACCACCCAACAGATTAGCAATAGCCTGTATCTGCTGTTGTTGTAGGTTTGCTGCTGCTACTTCTGCACCAAGCTGTGTCTGCTGACCAGACTGTAGCATTGACGCGCCTAGCTGAGCGCCTTGACGCTGACCTGCGCCTGCTATGTCTGCTGCCTGTAGTGCAGGTGATAACGTACCCAGTAACGACTCAAGAGGCTGATAAGAGGCTGATAGAGCATTCAAACCCATCCCACCTGCTAATTGTGTCCTGTTACGGAACTCCTGTAGCGCTGCAAGTCTCTGGTTAGACTCTTGACCCTGCTCTGCACGAGCCTGCTCCATAGCGCTAACGCCAAAGCCTGCGTTCTGTTCTGCTATAGCCTTCTCAAGAGCTAACGCTTCTGGTGTGCCACCAAACATACTTGTCTGTACACCTAACCTGCCCTGTCCTGCTAGTCTTTCCTCTAGCTGTAGTCTTGCCCGTTCTTGTTCAGGGGCAACACTGGCTTGTAGGCGAGACATAATATCTGCTTCACGACCTGCAATATTACCGTTTGCAAGCATATTCATCAGTGCAGTCTGTTCTTCTTCTCGTGCTGCCGGATCACCTAAGTAATCAAACATACTGCTACCAAAGCCCTGTAACTGACTCTGTATAGCTTGTTGCTCAGGCGTCATTGTAAGTCCAAGATTTCCTGCTTGGTCAAACTGAGCGCCACCAACACCAGAAGTAACAGTGAATGGTTTAAACTGGGTTTGTGCTTCTAAGTTAGTAGCGCCTGTCTGAGCGCGGGTAAGAGCTTGTTCACCAATACCCTGAACATCCTTAATACCTTTATCAAAGCCGTAAATAGCTCCAAGGCCACCAATCGCATCAAAAAGACTCATTATGTATTCCTTCCATTGTTGTTCATGCCTTTGCCTCGTAAGATTCTATCTACATATTCTGGACGTAAGTAATTACTTTCAAATTCTGTTTTAAATATGTTGTTAGCTATTGGTGACGCAAGCATACCCATCATTATCAAACCTGAATCACCTTGTTCGCCTTGTATGCCTTGTTCGCCTTGAGCGCCTGTAGCGCCTGTAGCGCCTATATCGCCTTGAGCGCCTTGAGAACCTGTAGCTCCTGTAGCTCCTGTAGCACCTGTAGCTCCGGTAGCGCCATCAATGCCGTCAAGTCCATCAATGCCACTAGCACCTGTAGCGCCTGTAGCCCCTGTAGCACCATCAGTACCGTCAGTACCGTCAGTGCCATTAGTACCGTTAATACCGTCAGTGCCATTAGTACCGTTAGTGCCGTCAGTGCCATTAGTTCCGTCAGTACCGCTAGTTAACGTGTCAGTTCCAGTAACAAGTCCTCCACTAGCATCCACAACAGCAGTATTGGCAGACCCACTACTAGCAGCGTCAATGACAGTAGACGTAGTATCGCCAGAACCGTTAGGAGTAAGTATGACGTTGATGTTTCCTGAGTCTGTTGTGTCATTGCTTCTTGTTGTTGCCTCTGTCGGAGTGCCTGAGCTGTACGTCTCACCCACAACAAGATTCTCAGTGCCGCTTTGGTTTGTTTCAACTTCACCAGTAAAGACATTACGCAACACTCCATTACCTTCGTAGAGCCACGGATGTTCAGCGTCAGTGTTAATGACATCTGTTGCTGAGCCTGCTGTAGAGCCTCCTGAAGCAACTGAATCACCAATAGTGTCTACCGTACCTATTAAGTCTGCATCGCTCTCTAACGAGCTTGTAGAGCCTTCTAGAGTGTCTACAGTGGCAGCAGCGGCTCGTTCAGCGTTAATAGTCTCTAAAGCTGCGTTTATGATGCCTTCAGGGACATTAAAGACGCTAGACACCTCAGCAGGCGTTACAGTGCCGTTCTTGATTAAGTCATAAACTTCGTTAGCCTCTGCTTCTGAGAAGCCGCCTTCTGCTGAGACATTGCTTAGCGCTGCTTCAGCTGCCTGAGCTGCTGCGTCAGCTGCTGTTGGTACGTCAACAAATGGCTGATTACTACCGACAGTTAAGTTAATCAAACCTGCTGTAGGGTCATTAACGTTGTTTAGTGCTTCTTGTATCTGCTCAGGCGTAGCTTGTGTAGCGTCAAACCCTATTAAATCGCTAAGGGCTTTCATTCCTGCTTCAATACGACCTTCTAAACCTAACATACCGCCTATGTCAGACGTGCCTTGAGCAACAAGAGTGTCAAGCATTCCTGTAATGACATCTCTATCAAAAGCAAAGTTTTGTCCGGGCAAATAAGACGCAATACCGCCAAGCGTTTCGCTTTGACCATATATGTCAGCCATTGGATCATTAATGTCAGAAAACACACCCATAGTAATTCCTTAGTCGCAAAGCTCTGCTAATGTCTTCCAATCGTCAGCCGTCCATCCTGAAGTGTCGACTTGGGCGGGAAGCTCAACGGTGATTCCTGAAACGTTAGCCCCAAGCACAGCTCCGGCAGCGTTCGTGTTGCCCCTAAGACACGCCATAGCGTTGTCGTCTGGTGTAATTTCAAGACTGTTTAACTGTGTGCAACTGGCTAGTGTCAGCGCTGCTAGCGTTACTAGTAATGTCTTCATTTGAACCATCCTGTTATCCATTGAAATGTCCTAACTGGGTAGTACAGCGCACCTGATCTAACCCGTCCCAAACCTAAAACACGTAATGCTTCTCTAAACACCTTGTCAGCTTGCTTCTGGTCTGCTACAATCTCTAACTCTACACCGTGTGTACATAAGTAATCATGAACAACAGCAGCTTTCCTATTCTTAGCATTAGCGACAGGTACGATAACCTGCATAATCTGCGGTACACTGGCTAGGTCTGTAAAGTAACCTTTAGGCACAACTATTGTCTTGCCAAGAAGGTCTGAATAGTATACCAGTTCTTGTTGTAGTTTCCAACCTTTATCTACTGCTTCTGCAATAAAAGATGTAGAAAAGTGACTCATTCTACTCTCCTCTCTTCAAAACCGTTAGTGTAGGCTTTATATCTTCTTCAGGTTCGATCATAAAGTAGTACAGCTCTAGCAACTCCTCTACGTTATAGTTACCTGCTGTAGCCCTGACTAGCTCAAGCATTAACGTCTGCTTAGCCTCTGTCACGGTCATTAGTACGTACCACCATCAATAGTTGACAGGCTAATCGTACCTGTAGCTGTAATGTTCTCAGCAGTGAGCGTACCTGTAAACACTGGCGATGCCTTGTTTGACTTGCTATTCACCGCAACAGCAATGGCATCAAACTCTGCACCAACCTCTGAACCTTTAATAACCTTAGCAGGGTTGCCACTAACTAGGGCGTCTTTAGCTGCAAAGTTAGTTAGCTTGGTATAGTTACTCATTAGACAATCCTTCCTAGTAATGCGTGAATGTTTAACTCTTGTATAGCTATAGAGTTACCATCTACAGATGTTTCAACACCTACAGAAACTACAGTGCCTTGTCCGCTAGTATTAATCTTCTGACGGTTGATAAGCGCAATAGACGATGAATACTCAGCCTCTGTGTTAAATTCTGAGATGTTATACTGGCCTACGTTAGACTTAGGTAGCGTATAAGCTTGTTTTCTGTAGTTGCCTCCGTAGTCATAAGCCCAACTTAATGCAACTATAGCTTCAGCACCATCAAAGGTGGTTAAGTTAATCTTCTTCAAGAACTTGAGCTTAGATGTGTCACCAAAGCTAAGTGGGTGACTAAAGTAGCTGAGCAAGTAACTTGTGTTGTTGTCTTTAAAGCCTATGTACTCAGCAACACCCGCAGAGACGCCTATGTACAGCTTGTCTGTTGACGTACTGGTAAAGCACAAAGGACTCATGTGTGACCATGTTGTAGCTCTGTAGCTGCCGTCTTGTAGTGGGAAACGTGTATCAAATGCGTAGACAACGCCAAGCACAGGAAAGTTAAGCAACACAAACGCCTCACGAGGAGAGTAGTGCATCTTAATATTGCCTGTCTCTGCTGCAAACAAAGATTTAATGTCATTATTTACATTCTTCGATATGTCTCCAATAGGGGCTGACTTCTCTTGTATTGTTCTGGCTAAGCTACGTAAGCCTGAGTCATCTAAGAAGATCAAGTCCTTACCAGTGCTGACTACCGAGTCTCTACTGACACAACCTACGTTAGAAATGGTGTCTGATAACGTCATGTTAGCAGGACTATCCGCACCAGAGTAGATAACAATAGAGTTACGTCCAAAGATGACTAGGAAGCCGTTGTGAGCCGCTAGAGCAACGATAGTGTCATACCCTGTAGGCCACACCTTAGTAAGATCAATCGAGCCTGAAGAGCCTCCTGACCAACCTGAGCCGTTCAGTAGGTCTGACCAATAGATTGTTGACTTATTAGCTGTAAAGTCTGCCACCCACAGTCGACCAAACGCTGCTAGGCATTCGTGTCCTTGTGGTGGTGTGCCTGTAATGGCAGCGTCAGCAGACATCTTCACTAGCGTTCCTGTGCTGTCTGAGTACACCAGAGGCTCTTGTCCACGCTGAAACATGTACATATGATTGTTAAAGGGAACAAACTTCCAATTGTTAGCTAAAACAGTGTACGCCGCAGGAGTAACGTCAGTCAGTGTAGTTGTTCCAGTGAAGAGCTTGTTGTTACCTGCCGACAAGAACGTCACATCGCCATCGGATGCAACAAACTCACCCATAGACTCAATGCCGTCAGACGTACCAAGTACATCGTTGGTGTTTAAGACGTTATAGCCTTTACGTGACGCTATCCTGCCTTCTTTGTCAATGACGCAGTTATCCGCTACAGCAGCAAAGCTAGGCTCTTGCGCCAACGGTGCATCTTGTGTATTGATGCCTGCAAAGCCCGGAGCAGTGATAGTGATGCTTTGTAATTGTTGTGCCATTTAAGCTCCTATACTGCCGTGAATAATGTATCTTCTTCGTACTTGTTGGCATCAAAAGCAACAGCATCAGACAGTACAGCGTCAGCAATAGCAAACTG